TCATGTTTTTTATATAAGTTAAACCTTCAGCAATGTATTTCTTAGTTCTCTTTGGTCCTTCAGGTGGTTTAGTTTCTTTTTCAGGTTTAATTTCTACTAGTAAAGTCTTGTCTTCAAGCACTATCTTCATATCAACATAATACTTATGATACTTTTTATCAACTTCGTAATAGTACGGAACGACAACTTCTTCTGAACTCCAAAACTTTACTTTAGGATTAGTATCGCACCACATGAAAACAGCCTTCTCCCAAAGAGACCTATATACTATATTAGAGACATCTCCTCTGTACTTGCTGTGATTTTTGATTGAATATCTACCTGAATAAGCCATGATTTTTGATATAAATAGAAAAGTAAATCTTTAATATATGTATAAGGAAATAAAATGTCAGACATCGGATTAGCAGGAATACCTACATCGGCTCTTAAAAGAGACCCAACTACTGGTGAAGTCAATCCAGCACACGTCGACGGTTCTCAGTCAGTAGATTTTGGAAGACAATTTGTAAAAAATAAAGGTACTAGCAACTTACCGCAAAGCGCAGCAGAAAGACAAGCAAGTTCTCAAGCTTTAAGGGTTGAAGGTGAAAAGCTCTCGTTTCCACTTGAGACTGGAAATGCAGCATATCAAGCTCGAGTATCTTTTAGAATGTTTTCATTGCAACCTAAGTCAGATAGTGCTGCTAAAAAATCTCATCTCGCTGAAACTCCAGTAGATAACACAAAGAAGAATGCTAACAGCACAGCAGGTTTAGACGAAACTTGGCAATCTGGCGTAGGACCAACTACTACTGGTTCTGGCGCAAATCAGTTACAGTTTTCTGCAGATGAGAACTATGCACTTAAAGGAGCTGGAATTAAAAGAGATGATAACAAATTCACATCTATTATTGGAAACGCTGCTAAAGAAACAGTAGGATCTATATATGAAAAAGGCAAACAAAAATTTGATGAACTAGTAGAGGTTAAAACAATTAAGAAAAATCTTTCTACATTTATGGGTGGATTTAAATTTTTACCAGTAAAACAAGCGCCAGTCGTTGATATGTACTTTCCTCTTAGTTTTACTTATGTTGACACAGCACAGTACGAAAATGCGAGCTTAGGAATTACTGGTACGGTCGGTGCAGCTGCAGCTGAAGCTGGTGCAGGAGTTTTAGGTAGTGTTCTAGCTTCAATGAAAGAAGGAGCCACGTCTACGTTTGACGCGTTTATGGGAAACAAACAAATGTCTGAAGGAGTTGCAAGAGTAGCTGCAGCTCGAGCCATTGACGTAAGTGGAGCATTGTTTAATCAAGGATTTAGAAATGCTTTGACTTTACAAAATAGAACAGTGGTAAATCCAAATATAAGAGCTTTATTTAGAGGAGTTGCTTTAAGAGAATTTACTTTTCAATTTAAGATGATTGCAGAATCAGCTCAAGAAGCTGCGTCTATACAGAAAATAGTAAAACATTTTAGAACTGAAATGTATCCTGACGTTTATAATTTACCAATAGGAAGTACTGGAGTAGCAGCAGATCTAGGATTTAAGTTTCCAAACGTTTTTCAAATTACCTTTAATTATAAAAATTCAGAAAATTTAAAATTACCAAGGTTGCAACTTTGTTACTTACGAAATGTGAGTCATACAGTTAATCCTACAGGTGGTGGGTTTAGAAGAGATGGTCAACCAAATGAGATAGACTTAACGTTAAGTTTTGTTGAATATAAGACTCTTAACAGGCAAGATGTAGAAAATAATGGAAAAGAAGGAGGGTTCTAATGTTATATTTTCAAGACTTTGGCACGTTATTATATCAATTTGGAGATGAAGAAGACACTACAATATTTCAAGACATATCAAGATACGCAGACGTTATAGACCAAGTAAAAGACGATATTTCATTCTTAAACTATCACACTATTCAAGAAGGATTTAGACCAGATCAAGTTTCACTTCAACTGTATAATTCTCCAAATTATTATTGGACATTTTATCTTCTTAACGATGATATAAGATTACAAGGTTGGCCACTACCAAATGGAGAGCTTTTAGAATATATAAAGAAAAATTATCCTAATACTACTATAACAGTTAGAGAACCTTTTGCCACAAAGTTTAAAGTTGGTCAAACGGTAACTGGCGGTACGTCTGGAGCCAGCGGAGTTATTTTAAGAAGAAATTTAAATTTAGGGCATATCGTAATTGAGGGCGATAAGAGTTTCACGAGCTCTGGAGAGCTGTTGCAGTCTACAAATTCTTCAGGAGTTGTTGAAACAGTAACCTCAGTTTCAAGTTCAAAAGAATATTTAGCAGCAAGACACTATATAGATTCAAGTGGTGCAATAGTAGACTTAAGTATAGACGACTCATCAGCTTCACCAACATTTGGTCATCTCTTACCACCCGGAGCTTTACTTACAGAAAGAACAAACGAAGAAACAGAGATTAACGTGAATAGAAGTTTAAGAACTATTAAGGTGATAAAGCCATCACTCATGCCAACATTAGTATCTAGTTACAAAAGGTCTATAAGAGCATAACATGGAATTAGAGATTGCAGGAAATCAAACCGACGTTATAATAAAGTCCGCTATCTTATCTAATAATAGAGCAGGAGGAGCTGAAGAGGTTGATATAGCTCCAATTATAACAGATATCACTATATACGAGCACATAGCAAAACCTTACGTTACTGCTGATATCATGTTCTTAGATCAAGTAAATCTTCTTCAAGATATAGACTTTCAAGGAGGAGAAAAACTTGCAATCACTATGGTTCATAGTGAGAATAGAACTGATGGATACGTGATAGAAAAAGAATTCTTGATAGATTATATTAAAAAAGTAGTAAAGACTGACGAAAGAAATGAAACGGTTATGGCACACTGTGTAGAGTATACTGTATACGAATCATCAGTGCAAAATATAAGTCGATCTTATACTGGAGCTCCAACTGATATCATTGGGAAAATAACTAGTGAGTATTTAGCTAAAATAGTTGAAGTATCTGGTGGTGAAAATATTAATGATATGAAAGTAGTAATTCCAAACTTACATCCTATAGAAGCTTGCATGTGGTTAACAAAAAGAGCAAATACTTCGATAGGGTTACCATATTATTTTTATTCTTCTTTAGCACTAGATAGATTAATATTAAAAGACTTAGGAACTATGCTAACTCAAACTCCAATTAATATTGATAAGCCATACATCTACGCACCTAGTTTACAGATGACTCCTGAAGCAATGCAAAGATTTTATAACATAGAACAGTTTGAGTACGAAAAAAGTGATAACTTATTAGAATTAATAAGAAATGGATTAGTAGGAGCTGAATATCAGTTTATCGATACGCTAACAGCAACTACAAAAAAAGTAGAGTTTAAAGTAGATGATGACGCTTTTATTCCTCTAGCTCAAGATAATAAATTAGGTGGATCAAATACGAGATTTGTTTATGGTCCAGATTACGCAGTTCAAGGTAAAAGATTATCAGAATATAATTCAAAAGTTATATCTCAAGTAGCTTCAAGCGGAGCTTACATGCAAGACGGTGTATCTTATAAGAGTTACAACGATGACATCAATCCATCAGATCATAAGAGAAAAATAGTAGGAGCAGCGTTAGGACAGTTTTTAGCAAAAGCTCCTATATCTATAAGCGTTAAGGGAAGAGAATTTTTAACTGGAGATGCACACTACACCGTAGGTCAGACTATAAGAATAGTCTTTTTAGATAACGATCCGTCGTCTCAAGGATTAGAACAAAGGCCTACTATAGATACTAAAAAATCTGGAGACTATATAATATGTGAGGCTAAACACGTTATCAAGTACGAGAGATTTGATACAGTACTAGTGTGTGGTAAGCTAGCATCTTTTGGTGAGGAGGTACAAATTTAATGGAATTCTATGGCGACAACTTTAGGTACTTCATAGGAACAGTTGTAGACAACGTCGACCCGTTAAGACTCGATAGAGTAAAAGTACGTATTTATGGATTGCATACTAAAAATACTACGTTGATTCCTAATGAAGACTTGCCATGGGCTCAAGTTGCTATACCAGTGACAGAAGGAGGAAGTTCAGGCGTTACGACAAATTCACAACTAAAAATACGAGCTCAAGTTGTGGGCATATTTTTAGACGGGAAAAACTCTCAGTTGCCATTAGTGATTGGCTCTATACCAAAGATAGAAACTCGAAAAAACGAAACTAGTGACGCTCCTAGTAAACAAACAGAAACAGGTACTCGTGTTCCAGATCAAATAGGAATCCAGACTCCGGCCACTCATGAAAAACCTAACACTAATAATTTAGACGATCAGATGAATGGCGTGACTAATTGCGAAAAGA